GTCACTGTATAAAAATTAAGCAGTAGTTGAATCCCAAGCCGGAGGGTATTCCGGCAGGAGATAAGATGTTAAATCTGTATGATTATCAACACGATGCTATTGCAGAACTGCGTGAGGGGTTTGCTAAAGGTTACAAGGCACAGGTATTAGTAGCCCCTACTGGTTCTGGTAAAACTGAGATGGCAATTGCTTTGATGGAAGCAGTAAGGGCGAAGGGCAAGAGGGCTGCAATGGTCTTAGATAGGATTGTCCTTTGTAACCAAACGTCCGGGCGGTTAGATAAGTATGGTATTGATCATGGCGTACTGCAAGCGCAACACTGGCGGTTCAGGCCGTATGAGCAAATACAGGTCTGTTCGGCGCAGACCTTAGAGAGGATGAAGGAATTCCCTGAGATAGACCTTCTTATTATTGATGAATGCCATTCAACAAGGACTCAGACTACAGAGTTCATCAAGGCCAACCCAAAGATCAAGGTTGTAGGTCTGACTGCTACTCCATTCACCAAGGGCTTGGGAAAAATCTACGATAACGTAGTCTCCACCGTAACAACCAAAGATCTAATAAGGCAGGAAGTCTTGGTGCCTTTGCGGGTATTTATCGCCAAAGAGATAGATATGGCTGGGGCTAAGACCTCCTATGGGGAGTGGACAGGCAAGGAAGTAACGGCGCGGGGCAAGAAGGTAACAGGCGATATAGTGGCAGAGTGGATTGAGAAGACTCATGCAATCTTTGGTAGGCCAAGGAAGACTGTTGTATTTGCGGCTGGGGTAGACCACGGCATAGACCTATCAAGGAAGTTTCAAGAGCAAGGCTATAACTTCCTTTGTATCAGTTACAAAGATGATGGGGAGTACAAGGCTGATGTTATTGAGGACTTCTCCAAGCCTGATACAGAGATCCACGGCCTTATCGCTACGGACATACTGACCAAGGGGTTTGATGTTCCAGATGTGATGATCGGTATATCTGCCAGACCATTCACCAAATCATTGAGCAGCCACATACAGCAGCTAGGTCGGGTGACTAGATCTTGGCCTGGGGGTGATAAGAAGTTCGCTCTGTGGTTAGATCACTCTGGCAATTACATGAGATTCAAGGGCGAGTGGGATGATGTCTTTGAGAACGGCGTTGATGAGTTAGATGATGGTAAAGAGAAGGCTAAGCAAGAGCCTACTGAGTATGAGAAGGAGGTTAGTAAGTGTCCCAAGTGTCACGCCCTGTGGGCTAAGGGGTCTGATACCTGTTACAACTGCGGCTTTGTCAGAGAAAAGGCTAATGCTGTTTACAGTGTAAATGGGGTGATGGAGGAGTTATCAGTCAAGAAGAAGGTATACCCAATAGCTGTACGCCAAAGCTTCTGGTCATCCATGACTTGGAAGATGCATAACTCTGGCTGGTCTAGGGGTAGAGCGGCAAATACATTCAGGGATAAGTTTGGTGAGTGGCCTGAAGGGTTGAATGATAACCTTCCAAGGCTTCCATCCCTTGCTGATGATGCGTTCTGCCGTAAGAACTTGTATGACTACCTCAACGCCATAAAGAAAAGATGACCTTCATAGAGTTCGCCCGTCTACACGGGATATTAATAAACAGTATGCCATCGCCCGGAAATTGGGAGCGGTATGCCACTGAAGACCACCCAGTTGGCAAGAAGAACGGCGCGGTTAAATATCTTATTACGCATGGCTTTGTTAAGAACCACGCTACAGATACTGAAGTCTCTGTCTGGTTTCCTGACGTGGCCCCAGTAATCAGGACCGGGGATGCACAGATCCTTAGAAAGGCCGGCCAAGACATAGAGATGAAGCAGAGACAGGCGGCAAGTAAAGCGGCCATCTTAATGAAGCAGTCTAAGTATATGTTCCACCCATACTTGCGTAGGAAGGGCTTCCCTGAGGACGAGGGCAACGTAATTGTAACGGATGGGGGGTTGGTACTCCTTGTGCCAATGCGTGTCTCTGGGAGGCTTGTAGGGCTGCAACAAATCGATGAAAAGGGGGAAAAGCGGTTTTTATACGGCCAAAGGTCGGCTGGTGCCAGTTTCTGCTTTGACAACAAAGGCACCAATATTTTGTGTGAAGGGTATGCAACTGCACTATCGGCTAGGCAAGCTCTGAAGCATTTGAAGAGGCGGTACACATTGCACGTTTGCTTTAGCGCGGCCAATCTGGTTAAGGTTGCTAGTGAGATGGAGCGTGGGATTGTAATTGCAGACAATGATGCGAGTGGAGTTGGGGAGGCCAGCGCAAAGAAAACTGGCTGGCCTTTTTGGATGAGTGATTGTGTAGGTCAGGACTTTAATGACTTCCACCGTAGCCGTGGCCTATTCGGGGCTTCTGCAAGCCTCGCCAAGCTGTTTAATGTACCGCAGTAGCTTCTTGTTAACCACCACAGCATCACAGTAGCAGTCAGGCATGGAGCAAGCGCATCCCTTTAATGGGTATTCTATGCCTGTAATTAGGTCGGTGACTGTGGCCTTCCACTTCATCCCTCGCTTAATTTTTAAGGCATCTGCATCAGAGATCAGCAGCTTGATTCTCTCGTCTGAGTTATCAGAGGTCTTGGGTGTACATATATTAGTGCCTTTCATCTTAGGTCTCCAGTTTGTGAACAATCTTATTGTTTAGGGAATACCTGTATCTGCGCTTCTCCCCTGTAGTTCTGATCTCACCTACCGCCTTGAGCCTAGTCAAAGCTTTAGATACTAGGTTCGCAGTCGTGGCATCAGCACCCACTGGCAGTATCTTTTGCTTGATGAAAAAGCTGGTAGATGCCGGATTCTTTTTAAGGAACGTCAGAATCTGGGAAGAGATGCTAACCCCTTTCGGGGTCAGATCCTTCTTGTACAGTTCAGATAGGTGTAGGCTATGAGTTGAGGCCTCCATCAGATCGGCCGCCACCCCATCCAACGTGCCTATGCCGGTCATGTCAGCGTACTGCGCCCCTACAGGCCACCTCATGATTGAGCCTCGCATACAGTTTCAATTGTGTTCATTTTTTCAGGATCTATATCATCATTGCTAAACGATTCCCAAGCCTCTTCCACAGTATCTGCAAGGACGATGGTAGTTTCGGTAACGTGATACCGCCTGAACTCTGAAATTTCTGTAATAAATTTATTAAATTTGTATTTCATGTCTGTCTCCTAGATAAATACTGCATCGGGGTGCTTCTTCAATATCTTAAACTTTAATAGTTCTGTATCGGCATTGTCATGCTTCACGCTCATAAAATCCCCAGAACCACAGGCAGCAGTAGTAAATACAACAGCCGTCTTCTTCATCTTTGCTACACGCTTCTGCTTATTGTGAGCGTTGATGAGTTCGTCCACTGCCATATCTGCATTCACTGGGATAAGGCCATCAGGGTATATATCTATCCACGATTCATCCTTAATCGGTATTGGCGGCATCGCCCTTACAACATCTGCCAATTGCTTGGCCGCAGCCTCACATACAAAATCATAGTTGAATGCCCCGCCATTGCCGCCGTCCATGACAAATGCAATCTTCTTCCCATCAAGGTACAGGTCAAGGTTAAATCCTTCCCCTTCCATCCCTTGAAACAATTTTAACTTTTTAATCGTTAGCATTTTGTAACTCCCATAAGGTTAAAAAGGCCGTCAGCCATTCTGATTGGCTGGGGGTAATGTCTTCCATAAGAAGTTCATCTGCGCTCATCTTAGGTAGCCCCTGAGACTTTAGATACCGCTCATATAATGCTATTAACTCATCCATTGTCTTCCTCCTGATGTTCGCGCCACCGTTCTACATAGTGATGAATCGTGTCCCAAGTCACGCCATTATTAGCATCATGTCTCTGCTTTAATTCTGCCAGTATGTCCTGTGCATCCTCATCAGACATGGGGGTGCAGTCTCCCGCGCAGTCCTGTACATCGGAAATATGCCAGTGCAGTGAAGCCCAATCTGGTGAAAATGCACGGTTCAATTCATACTGTGCCTTCTCATCGGTCACGTCATCAGGTACGTCTAAAATTATGGTTCTCATACCGCACCCCCCAGAGTAAAATAAGGTCTTGGCGGAGTGTCATCCTCAATAACTTGAATTGTGATGCCGGAGTCATGCACTACGTCCGCCTGTTTATCCCGCCGGAGGAATTCCGCATCCGCTTGCTCTTGGGAGTCCGCTTTGATGACGGTTTCAAAGGTCATGGTGCAGGTAAAAATGTATGAGTTCATGATGCATCCTCCACTTCCAGATCGCCATATTCAGAGTGGAAGGGGTCAATTTTTCCGCTATAGAATGCTTCAAAAGCGGCCTCTTCATTCTCAGCATCCACTGCCGTGTATTCAATTAAATATTGCTTGAATATATATTTCATGCCACCTCCTTGATACTGGTGATTCTAAAGTCCGGCTCAGCATCATAATTCTCACGGGTGCGGTCGGTATTGTGATATTGATTAAAAGCATCCTGTGCAGCATCATGGATGTTGCCGGAATCAGTTTTAAAAAGATGAGTAATCCTGAAGGTAATCACTTCCTCAATTTCCACTTCATATTTCATATTGCCCCCATAGTCGCGGCCTTCAATACTGTTCGGGCCCGTTTAAAATCAAGCGTAGGGTCTGACATTGACAAAATCGTGGCCCAGTAATTAAGGTATTTAATCGCCGTCTCACAGTTAGCCGGAGTCGGTTGAATCCCTTGCAGTGGTGCAATTGACGTTTTAAAGCCTAAAATGATCTTATCTCTCATAATTCCCTCATGGTTTAAAAGTATTTCCCTATGGATTTTCACCCATAAGGAAAAACTCTAATACTTGTTAGCTATTAATCTTTTTGCCGCTGCCAGCCGGGAATTTTCCTCAGCAGTGTTAAACCAGGGAAGGATCGATAAAGCTTTAACCATATTCCTAAGCATAACTCCGCTATTGTTCCCGGCCAGCATCATGTCGGCATATTTTTCTGGTTGTTTTAGTTTTAATTCATCATGGTAGATGGTCATTATTTATCCTTTAGTTAACTACAAAACCAGATAGATCCTTTTTGGCGCGGCCTTTTGCATACAGTGCCACCACCACGCTCGGCGGATCTAAATGACGTAAATCGGAATCATCGCCATCGATACACTCCATATCTAAAAATACCGCTGGTATCTTTTTCCTGTCTCTAAAAACTACAGCCACGCGCATATGGTTCGCCACGGCAATGCTGACATATCGCTGATATCCTGATACGCCAGAGTATGAATAGGTTAGATCATAATTCTCTGGAATGTTTTTCCTATTGCTGATCTTTGTATAATCGTAAAATTGAAGAGATGGAAAAGCTTCAAAGATTGTGACCATTTTGCCGTCAAGTCTAAAATGTTTTCCCTCCCATCGAATATCTGAAGTCCCATTCAATCGCACCAATGGGGTAAATCCTTCCCTGTTTGCTTTTCTAATCAATGCGCGAATATCTTTCGCCAATTCCATCATAAAAGATTGAGGGTCATTATTGAATAGCGCGGCTTTTCTCATGCGGCCTTTTTGAACGGAATTCATCACCCCTCTGCCAGCGGTATTTAGGCAAGATTCAAAACACTTTGCTTTCTCTGCCATAGGACATAGGTTCACGCCAGACAGATTGAATGGCGCAAGGTATAAAATTCCCGTCATATATCCATACTGTTGACCTTTTACGGTTTTAGAATCGCTACTTATTGCTAATAGGCTCATAATTTTCCTCTTTTGGTAGAATGTTCCCCTATGGAATTTCTTCCATAAGGTAAAACTCTAAAGAATTCCAATAGCCGCAAAATCTTCTAGCGCACATATGAGGCCATCAAAATCCTCACTCGATCCCATCATTCCAGCAATTGCAAATACAGTTTCTTCATCCACTCCAAAATTATCAGCCATGCTGATTAGATAATCGCGCCTTGATTCATATCCCTCGTCAGTGTAAATACTCATGCTGTCACCTCATCGCTATTGGTTTCTTCTTCGTCCTGGTTGATCTTGTAGTCTTCTAAGATATGTTCTGCTATTTCGTACCAGTTAATCTCTGACATGAAGGCGAAAGCGTAATCCTTAGCAAGTCCGTCCGGCGTTGACTCATCGATCAGTGATATGCAATGCTCTTGCAGGTAATCCGCCATATCTGATATGTCTTCTACTGGCATATGCGAATTAGCCTCAAATCCGTCTAACATCTCTAAATTAATGCGCCATGTTGCGTAATTCGTCCATCCGTTATAGTCACTCATGATTTACTCCGTATTGATAAGGTTAAAAGGATAAAAGACAGGAAAAGCGGGAAAAGGATATAAAACATTATTCACCCCTCAGACAATGCGCCAATGGGATATAAACAGCCATTGCGAACATATAGGCGAGAGCGGCAAGACTAAGATAATAAGCAGACAATGCAATGGCGTAGGTCATGATGCACCACCGAACTTATATGCCATACAATCGTTGTATGATCCTGTGAAAATGATCCTGTATGAGTTCCGGACTTCCGAACCCTTACAGACTATGATGTTCCCGTGCCTATTTTGTTGTGCGGTATACATATATTCCCTCTTTTGTTGGTAGATAAGTACTGCAGTTACCTTTATACACTTATATTGCAAGATAGCAATACTTTTGCAATATATATTTAGATAGTAAGTACTAACTTTCGCCAGGATAGGCTTGTACTCTATTTGTTCCCCTGTTATAGTCTGCAAATAAATAGCGGAGCGGAACGGTACAGAATGAAGATATCTCGTAAAGCAATAAAGGAATCATTAAAAGAGCAAGGAATAGAAAGCACTCTACTTGTTAGGAAGGGAACACTTACAACTAAGCAGAAAAAGTTTGCTGAGAGTATCGCTTTAGGTGAGACCGGGGCGCAGTCTTATAGGATCGCATACAATCCACCTACCGCCAATAATCAAACTATAGGGAATGATGCATATAAGCTAAAGCAAGATCCGCGCATAATTCGCGAGATCGAAGCTTATTCTCTGGCAATTGAGTCAAGTAAATACCGCACCGCTGAGGGAATGCGTGGTTTAGTGCTCCAGAGTCTGGTATCAGTTCTAATAGATCCAGGCTCAAAGCCTAGTGAGAAGATCCAAGCGGCTAAGATACTCGGCACAGTAACTGAAGTTAGTGCGTTCACTGAGCGCAAAGAGATCACAACCATTAATGGCTCAGCATCAATTAAGGCTAAGATAATGGCAGAACTAAAGACTATTATGCTGGGATCTGGTCAAGATATAACTGACATAGTGGGAATTGATAACTCTTTATTAGATGAATTGAATAGCAATGTGGGAAAAAGTGACGATCTGTCAGCTGAAGAATTAGTAGAAAGTGGGAAAACAGAGTTAATTGAGGGTTTTGAAGAGGGTACAGTACCCCAACCACCACGAATCGAAGAGAGTGAAGTGGTCTCAATGGAACATATTATTACTCTCAAACAATCAGATTCTTTTTCTAATTCCCTCAAACAATCAGATTCTAATTCCCAGAACACCCCCCCCTATGAAAAATAATACACATGGGTGGGGGGTATATATAAATTTTAGATTGCCTAATTATTGCACAGTGATCAGGAATTCCTGATCACTACCCTAATTCCTCAATGTAATCAATGGTTGGATAAATTGAAAAGACACATAAAACCCACATCTGAGCAGCGCAATGAGGTTAATGACTTGGTATTAGACATACAGAAGCTGTTGGAGGGGAAGGAGTGGGGGCCTAGTCTGGCAGCTTTGACTATATGTATTGGGGAGATGGGGGAGATGATTGATACGGAGGATCAGTTAGACTTTGTATCTTATGTAGCTGGAGTGATTAGTGGGATCTTACATGTTAGGAGCAAAGATTTACATTAATAGG